GTAACGTGGTAAAAACCCATATTATTTTCGAATAATATATAATTGGATATTTTCATTAGTAAATATATAATGAAAATATTATCGTTCATTTACGTGTGTGCCTTATTTATTGTATTAACACCGAATGTATTTATTTCATATGATATACAATTTGGATCTATTCTACATAGCACTCTTTTTATCATCATTTTTTATTTCACATACGATAGAATATGTAAAAAAGATTCGCAAGAATCAATGAAAAACGCAAAAACAGAGATTGAAATGAATGGATTAAGTAATTTAGCTAACTTATTCGGAAACAACCGCGAAGACACGGATACCACAACGGTTATTATTGATAATACAATCCGAAAACCGCAATAAAAGGAATATTGTAGGTAAAATTTTTTCATCCTTAAATATATATTAAAGATGAAACTGATTACATATATATATGTTTTTGCACTCTATATTATGTGTAGTCCAGGATTTTTTATGAAAAGTAAAATGAATATAATAACTTATATAATACATGGATTGCTCTTTAGTGTGCTTCTGTATAATACGTTTGGTTTAGTGAATGATGACAAAGAATCTTTTGAACAAGCTACATTATCAATGAAAGGAATCGACCATTTAGTAAATTTAATTGACTCACATAAACAACAAAATCAAACGAATATCGATATTCAAAATGAAGTTAAAGGTACAGAAGACGCTAGTGCAAAATGCTGGACTGCTTTAGGTAAAACACAAAAAGATATTGAAACATTGCGTCTTCAATTAGACAGTTACGATGGTTCAATAGAGAATATAGACAAATTGAACGCAACTGTCGTTGATTATAAAGATAAAATATTAACATTACAACGTCAAAAAGAGGCTTACCAAGGTGACCAAAACTCTCTAGATAATTTAACAAAACAATTCAATACTTATAAAGATCAATTAGAATCGTTACAAAAACAAATGTTGGCATTTGATGGTACTGACGACTCATTAAAAAAATTAAATGCGGAGTTAGAAAAAATGGAAAAACAAGAGGATTTACTAAGAATAGATTCGGCAACATGTATTGGAAATACTCCAACATTAACGAAAGAAATGAATGAATTACAACATACATTCAATAATAATGTGAAAACAATATCAAATCAGGAACTACAATTACAAAACCGGTCGTATTGTTAATTTATTTCAACTTTTTTTCATGTTTTAATATATAATAAAACATGAATTTGACATCTTCTTTATATATATTTGCACTGGCAGTTTTATGTAATCCCGGAGTTTTTACAAAACATAGATCGCCATCATATGTGATATATTCACTTATATTTACCTTTATTTTATATATCACATTTGAGTTTATAAATATATATACTGAAAATTATGAACAATACAATGTAGATGTAAAAGGGGTTGATAGTTTAGTAGATTTGTTAAAAATACAAGGTGGTAACGATGAATCGAAGCAAATTGATATACATAATAATTTTTCTCAAGAGGATGGCAATGGTAACGATGCAAATTGTTGGAACGCATTAGGAAAAAATCAAAAAGAATTAGAAATTATAAAAGTTCAGTTAGATTCTTATTCGGGAACGAAAGAATCAACTGATACGTTAAACAAACAATTAAATGAGCAAAAAAAAGAGATTGAAACATTAGAAGAGGCATTAAAAGAATTTCATGGAACAAAGGGAGAAATCGATTTGCTAAATATTCAAATTGGAAAATATCAGGACGAAATCGATGATTTAAAAGATAAATTATTTGTTTATAATCAAACCGAGAAAAGTATTGGGGAAGTAAATAAAAAAATTTCTAATCTACAGACTAACATTACAGATTTAAATACAAACATATCAAATTGCAACACATTGAATGGTAAAAATCAAGCAACTATTAATAAATTGAAAATAGATATTGGAAATCAAGAAATTAAAATGGGATCCCTACAGCGTAGGATAGACGCGAAAGAAGGGTGCGAACCAACGACATTATTATTTACATCATCCGGAAGCAGCAAGTCATTTAGTAATAGATGGTCTGGTTGGTATAATGCCGGTAATCATGTAAATAGTGGAGAAGGTAAGAGAAGTGCGTATGATACACTGCCTTTGCGTAAAATACGTATTGTAGATAGTGATGGTAACGATCTAATATGGGAATTGGCTGCGCAATATAAAGATAAGTCTATGGTGTCAATTATAGGAAGTATCTTACCGAATAAGGAAAAGTCACAGAATAACGGAACTTCTACATGGACGAATGGACATGCTCCATATTTTGGTAGATTAATACAAAATTTGAAAAACAAGGCGAACGTACATAGTTATTTACGAATCGGTGTGGGTGATGGTACGCGCGATAGTCGCGATTGGGCAGTATTTATGCCAATGATAGGAAATTGTGGACGAGATTTCGCAGGAACGTCTTGTTATGCCTTAGGTGGAGAATCGAAAACCTCTGATTCGTCGGTTAGAACCATTAGTCTATATGGTGGTTAATAATGAGAATAAAAAATATTCTCACTATTTACATAAATGAATAAACGTGTTTATAAAGATTTTATTTTTTTAACTATTCAAACTATGTCAGTTAAAATCCAATATTATATCCATCATCACAGACATTTCCCGTTTTGTCTTTGGAAATATTCGCAATATTATTTTGAATAGTAATATCTGATTTACTACAGTCGCCCATCGTTCCGCGTTTCTCGAAACCCTTTTCGATGGATTCTTGAACACTACTTACATCTACATCGAACGCATCAAGTTTCTCCATTTCCTTCATGTCAAGAACCACCTGGAAAGCACCTGTACCATAATTGCCAAATTGACCACACATGACATTTGCGGATACTCCTCGCATATGATCGAAATCTCCATGTCTAGCTGCATTTAATAACACTTCAGTATGGACCTCAAAGGTTGCTTTGGCAACTGGTCCTACGTCATCACTCAACAATCCTGAACGGAAAATCGGAACCAGGTTATGATTACATGTCATACGATCACATAGTAATCCCAAATGATGATAATTAATATAGACACCACTGAATTCCATCACATCCATCATTTCCATATAAATCATTTGACGTGCGGCTTCAATGCCCAAAATATTAAACACTTCGCGAATATCATTACTCATTGTCCGAGTGGGATCGACATAATCAAGTGCCAATGCTTGTAGTAGATTGGTGCCTGTTGTATCAAGAACCCAAATATCATTTTTCACATATTTGCCGTCATCTTTCTTAACGGGCATGTCTTTATCGTCAATGACGTCATATACACCCTTTTTGATCACCGGCATAGACTCTACCTTTTTCACCGAGTTCTGAATTTTGCGCGCAATCACATTGTCAATATTATTAATACCACGTAATACAATATTGTTTAACAACGTTTCTTGAAAATTGTTCAATAAATAAATGTCATCGGATTGATCAAGGGTTTCAGCAACGCCCTTCTTTTTGTTTTTACTCAAAATTGTACTATTCAAACGAATACGGAAGACCAATTTATCGCTATTGTAATCTGAAAATACACATTGAATATCATTTCCATAATGACTATTTGTAATTGCGAAATGAACATCGTCACAAGTAATATTTTTATCTAACATGGTTTCTTGATCGAGTTCCAGACGTACCAACCATTTGGATTGAAGTTGATCATTTATTTCAGGAATGTCAATTGGATCCATACATTCATTGACCATTTTCTCAAATTCATAAAACTGATCCATGAAGATCTGGTCATCATCAATATTTGAAGTCTGTTTGTTTGGTTCGAAATGAATTTGTACTGATTTTGTAATATTGATCAATTTCGTATGTTCCATCATAGTGGCATACATAGTTGCCTTGTCTTGTTCAGTTTCTTCGTTTGGTTTCAAATATACGGTTAGAGAAGGATTCTTTGGGTTTTTGGTTAATCTCAATATTTCTTCAATACGAGGAACACCACGAGTTACATTCGATTTACTCGATACACCCGATAAATGAAAGGTATTGAGTGTCAATTGTGTAGTGGGTTCTCCAATAGACTGACCGGCAATGACACCCACCATTTCACCGGGATGAACCAATGCCTCGCGATGTTTCAAACCAATTGTTTCCAAAAGAAGAACTAGACCTTTGCGATGGAATCGCTTCTTCACAAGTAACTCCTTAGGTGAAAGATAATAATAATACATCACTTCGAATAGTTTAGTTAATGGAGCATATACCATTTGAGACATTTTCTTGAAATTGTCTTCAATTAACTCAAATGCTTCTAGAGGGGTAATATCGACAATTGAGTTTGAATTCAATCCGAGTTGTCCCTGTACAGTAGTAATAATATTTTTGAATGATACTGGCATGGAAATGGCATTTTCGTTTTTATACTTGAAAACGTGTTCTACGATGGATTCGCGATATTCTAACATCTTCCCAATATAATCCTTACATTTTTCAATGGTTTGAGCACGTTGCTTACGAAGTCTTGAAGTCGCACCGCGATTATATACATTCAATAATTCACTTTGTTGGTCATTTACGCCAATAATATCATAATGCATATAAATGTCTTCTACACTTAAACCGACCAATGGTAATACTTGGTTCTCAATACGTGTCGTGTCGAAACCATCATCGCCATAAGTAAATTGAATAATTTTACCCTTGTTATTACGCACAGTCATATCATACTCAACTTTCAGATCTTCCAATCCTTTAATCAATCTTCGTTGAATATAACCAGTTTGCGATGTTTTGACAGCAGTATCAATCAAACCAACCCGACCACCCATTGCATGGAAGAATAATTCGGGTGCGGTTAATCCGGAAATATACGAGTTTTCAATAAATCCACGCGCACCTGGACTATCGTCAAACTTATGATAATGAGGCAATGTACGTCCTTCATATCCATATGGGATACGCTTACCATCTACATTGGTTTGTCCCAAACAAGAAATCATCTGAGAAATGTTGATAGGCGAACCCTTGGAACCCGAATTGACAATAATCAAGAAACGATTGTTTGGATCCAAACTTTCACGACCGATCTTGCCTGCTTCTTCGGTTGCCTTGTTCAGAATATTATTAACAGACGTTTCAAATTCAGCATTATTTGAATTTGCCGTGTTATTTTCAAAGACCCCCAAATGGAGACGACCAATAAGTTCCTGTACTTCGGCTTTTTGTTTGGCGATTACAGTTAAAATCTGCGATTGTGTCGATTTGTTCGCAACCAAATCACTAATACCTACACTATACGCACTTGTTTTCAAGTATTCTGTCACAATGTTTTGTAGGTTATCATTGAAATTGACGCATGCCATGTTGCCAAAATCATTATTGACGCGATGAAGAAGACCTTTTGTAGTAGAACCGATAACTGACTTATCCAATTGACCTCGTAACAATTTTCCATTGCGTAATTCCAATACGTTATTGGAAGTTGCATAATCATCGACACCTTCTTTGTAGGTCTTGTCGTTTTTGTAAACCATGGTCATAGGGGGCATAATTTGACTAAGCACTTCGAATGAACTCACCATCTTTTTCCCCTGAAATTCATCCGGTTTTACATCATTACACATCATGAGTAAATTCATGGCCTCTCGGGGAGTGAAATTAATGTTCTCACGTGTCAAACGATAAGATCCCAATAATGAATCTTGATAAATACCAATAATGGGAGAATTACTGGCTGGACTAATGGTTTGATACGGAATGGCGGCTAATTCACGAAGTTCTGTTTCGGCTAACACATTTTGAGGCATATGCATATTCATTTCGTCACCATCAAAATCAGCATTGTATGGTTTTGTGTCACCGACATTCATACGAAAGGTGTCGCCCACTTTCATGACTTTGACAATATGACACATCATAGACATTCTATGAAGAGAAGGTTGTCTGTTAAACAAAACCGCATCGCCGTCCATCATATGACGATGAACAATATCGCCATTTTTCAATTCGATGGTTTCGAGATCAACATTTCTTAGAGAAACATTCTGCCCATTTGCTCTCTCTAAAATCTTGGCACCTGGATATTCTTCTGGACCATTTTGAATCAATTTCGTCAAGAAATCACGATTACGATCATTCACTAATATCGGTTTGGTAATATTCATGGCAATTTTGAGAGGTACGCCCAACTGCTTTACGGACAAGTTTGGATCACCAGTGATGACAGAACGAGCACTGAAATCCACGCGTTTTCCCATAAGATTACCACGAATACGTCCATTCTTTGAATTCAGTCTTCCAGAAATACACTGTAGAGGACGACCTGAACGCTGTGCCATGGGGGCAACACCCTTAATCTTGTTGTTCGCAATCATAGCAACCGAATGCTGAAGAATGGTGTACCATCCTTCTGTTACATTGGGATGCGTGTCATTATTGGATAACTTCTCTCTCAAAATACCATTGGTTTTAATAATATTACGATAAATATGTGTCAAATCGTCTTCACTTCTCTGTTGTGCATCATGCTTTACAGACGGTCTCACCGCGGGTGGTGGCACCGGTAGTGCTTCGATAATCATCCAACTTGGACGTGACCAAACAGGACTGAATCCCATGAATGAGATATCATCGTCTGAAATACGCTTGAAAATTTTCAATACAATTTCAGGAGTCAGTTTCATAGTGACCTTTTGATCACCCCCTTCTTCGTTTGTATCAATGTTGTCCCACGAGGCACATATTGTTGCCATACCTTCCAATTTAATTTTATCGGGTTGCCTACATCCACATCCGTCATCGTTTTGATCGCCACAACGTTTGATTGTTTTGGAAGTAATAGAGGAAACATAATCCCATCGTGATCCATTTGAACGCGATAATATATGATTATGTTGGTTTTTGTTAATAAGAAGTTTGCTACATTTGAAACAGATAGAACGTAAAATTTTTAAAATGTCTTTAATATGTTGAATGGAAAACACTGGACGAGCAAGTTCAATATGACCAAAATAACCAGGTGTATCAATATAGGTCAAACCGTCTGTAGGGCAAATAAGTCCAGGTTCCAATACACCCATTCGCGGGTCAAACAATCCACCAACAACCGGTTTATTATTGTTATACGTGTCTCCAGATGTGATTTCGACCACAGAGTTCTTTCGAATCTCTTCTGGTGACAACATACTAAATTGAATACCAATAATTCGCGAAGGCGATTCATATTTATCCTTGTTTGAATATTGTGGCATGTTTACTATAATATAATGATGTATATTTTATATTGTTTCGTTTACTATATTTGGAATCAATTTTGTGTAAATATAAAATTGATTGTAGAAAGGAAATAAACAATCCTTCATAACAATAGATAATTTCGAAGTATGCCTAGAAAATCCAGTGATAAGTACAACACCCGTTCTCAAAAAAAGAGAAGGTCAAAGGATTCTGATTCCGAAAGTGAAGAAGAAGAGAATGTTTGGTTGGAATATTATGACAGCGATGAAGAAATGGAGGAGGATTCCGAAGAGGATTCTGAATATAAACCGAAACACAAAAAAAAATCGGCTAAAAAGGATTCTTCTGATGATGAGGAAGAATCGGAAGATGATGAAAATAGTGAATATGAGGAAGATGATGGTTCGAATATTGATCCACGTGAATTGCGTAAAACAATTGCTACATTGTTTCCATCAAACTATATTAATAAAAAGGTAAAGAAGGATGAAAAGGAGAAAAAGAATAGTAAAAAGAATAATAAACCAACCACCAAACCAAAGGAGAAACCACGGACTAAGTCGCGTAAGTATCAGTCGTCAAGTGACGAATCTGAAGATGAGGACTGGGAGACAGACGACGAAGAATATTACGATGACGAAGATGAGGACGAAGAAGAACTTGATGATGAAGATATTCAGAAAATGTCAGCCAATCTAATCTTCTCAGCGCTCGGTGGTGGAGGTCAAAATCCCGAGGAGTTGAAAGATCAACAAGCAATTGACGATGATCATGACGAAGATTGTAATAGCGATGACGAAAAGACCTTTATGCGTGAAAATTACGAGACGATTCCTGTTCCTAGTGCGGTTCAAAAAAAGCGTAATAGGGAGGAAAAACGCAACAAGAATAAGAAGAAGCACAACAAGAGTGAGAAATCCGAAAATTCGGAAATAGGAGATGTGGAACAAGAATATACCGAATTGGTAGAATTGCGAAAGCATTTGTCTGAGAAATTAGACAAGCAACCCAAGAACAAGATTTTGTTAAATGCGGTTGAAGATTGTCGCAATTCTATTCGTAAATTGGTAAAAAAGACGCGTTTGAGGAATGCGAAGAAATATTATAAAATGATCAAGGGTGAA